GTTGTAATTAAACTCAGAAACTAGTTGCTCCCAAGTGGGAAGATCACGATCCATGTAAACCGTGAGATCTAACTCTTCAATCCACTTCAGAAACAACTTTCGTCTATCCTCAAACACTTTTTGTCCATACCAAAAATATTCACGAGTTGCAGTATCCAAAACAGCAACAGCTTGCAATTGTGCGCTGATAGTTTTGGAAGCTACACACATCGTCAACATTTTCTCAATGGAATCATGTTCAATAGGACAAACCATTGCACCAACAGCTTCCTCAAACCGCCATCTACGGCGGAGAAAAGTCGCTTGGTCAATATGGATGAAGGGAACACTCTTTGCTTCCTTCTCAGCCATAGTGAATTCAATATCGATTGAAGCCAAAACTGACTGCATCTTAGTGTGGTCCAACCATGTACACTTCTCAGATACTCCCATAATCATATCGTCTCCATATGTAAATAGAGAAATGTGATCTTTGAAGTCTGAGCATGTGCGCATCGGATGAGTACTGGCGTAACAATATCTCACATAGAGACTATTTGCCAAACCATTGATAATCACGGTCAAAGGATGACCTGAAGGATTGGTTCCATAACAACGAACCAATTCACCATGAAAATCAATTGTTGGAAATGCTGTATCTTCAGCAATTCCTCCAACAACTCTCAATTCAGATTCACTCCACCCGGCATGCGAAAGTATGTTTTTAATGATTTGAAATGCAGCAAGTATCACACTTGCTGGCATTCTCTTATCAAATTTTCCATAATCTCCCGCAACAATACGACCTTCACCAAAAACAGTCAGATACTTGTAAATATCATCCCATTCCGTAGACTGCGCAATTGTTCCCGGACCCGCTTCAAAAATGAAGCGGTTCTTTTGTATCAAGCGAATCGTAGACAACAAATACATGCGCACTACAAGACTCCAAGGCAAAGGAGCCCCACAGAACACACGTGTCTTGCCGTCAACAATTTTCTTCATCGCAGTGGGTTCATCTTTGAGAGAAGCAGTAAAAACTGGACAATAAACTTGACCACTCTCATACTTCTCAATGATGTTGTCCATCTCGCTCTCAATCTCAGGTGTTACCTTTACAGCATGTTGATATTCACCAACAGGAGGAATAGCTTCAAGAAAATATTTCTTGCTTTTCCTAAAAGGGAAACCTGCACTTGTGTTGCGTGGCATCTTGTCTACGTATGCGACGCCAGGACAACCATTGATAGCAACATGCATATCATACACTTTCAATTCTGCTAAATCATCAGGGAGAAGACCATGCAAAATATCATTAGTGAACGAATCAACACAATGTTCCAACAAAGTGAGATCAATGTGAGAAACGGGTCTAGACATATCGAGCAAAGCTCTGCGCCATGGAACCCATGAATTCATAACAGGAGGTCCTGTCTTCACTGGATATCCACTCTTGACAGCAACTCTGTTCAAGAAAGTTGGTTGAACTCTCGATTTTAACTTTCCTCGAAAACCAGCCAATGATCCATAAACGATCATAGTGCCCTGCTCAATATATCTCACAGTAGCTTTAGGATTCAAATCCACAAGCTCCTGTTGATACTCTCCTACTTGTAAGTTAGGGAGAGAATCACTAAAAATATCGACATGCAGATTCTCAATCACTTCCAATGGTGTTGAGATTGCGATGGCAGTGAGCATATTTCCACCCATGACATGGATACCGAGAATTAAGGGACCTAATGCTGTGTTGGACACAAGCAAAGAGCCACAATCTCCCATGGCGGTATCAGACTCGACTGCAGATTTCCACCCCATAGTTTGAATCAAAATATCATCACGATTGTAATTAAATTCTAATTTCTTTGGGGCTCTTGCAGGAAAACGAATAATCCCACCGTCCTTAGTACGGTGGATATACTCCCCGTCAAATCTTCCCTCAAAACTCTCCTTCGCAAAAAGCGAACGGATATCTTTCTTGGGAGGAATAGAAGGTAACTGAATAAACAGTATATCCTGCTCTGGAATTCTTTTGAGTTGTGATGGTGTTACCAGAGTTGTAAAATTCTGAGAGATACCATCTTTAGCACTCTGAAAGACAACAGACAATTCAAAGGTTTCAAAAGGGATACAGTGATTGTTGAACAAATATGTGTGTCCACCAATACAGGTGGCTTTACCATACTTTTCAATGATTGTTTCACCAGTAGAAACTCGCGCAGTATAGGAAATGCAATTTGGAGAAACAAATTTGACTAATTGATCCATGCTCCAATGCGCTTTAGACAAAGTGGAAGGGGACACATCGAAACTTGTGCATTCAAATACATCTTTATACCACACATTCTCTTTCTTATCACCCGCTGGCTCAGGTGCTGATCCTCTATTGGCAGCAGCTCCTTGGACAATCAAGCATCGCTTGCATTCACCATTGCATCTGTTCGCGTGATTTCTAATCACAGCACTGGTGATAACCTCTGGCCACCAAGGGAGAGGTTCGCCAGATGCATAGAGTTTATCTCGTTCACTACAAACTTGACATTCTCCACATTGGCCATCTCCACACATAAAAAGCTCACTGTTGGGCACAGGGGGCGGCGGTGGGGGTGGATCATAAACATTCCAAAGTGCTCTACCAACTTTGACCAAAGTCACAGCGGCAAGCACAGAAGAACAGAATACAACAACCTTAGGTGATCGTACGGCACGATAAGCACGATATCCCATCATATACAGTAAAACATACCGCATTTCGGGGAGATGCAACAAACGTGCACCAATCACATACCATGCCCAGTGACCATAGAAATATCCAACCACAAGAGTGCCTAGTTTAGGCCACTTAGTGACAAGGTACATCATGGAATAATAATATGCCACAATCATGCGAGTCATCAAATTCATGCCCATGATAACATCCAATATTCCTCGAATAGAAAATCTGTATCCGGGATCTGATTGGGTATACCAGTAAGGTTCGTCCTCCTCCATTTGATTCCGACGGCGCCAGAATTCTCTGGTCCATGGTGAAATAAAAGGGAGTGTAACCTCATCAGCTTGGAGCACTGCTTCAGAGCACGCTAAGCAATTTGCTGCGGGCATAAAGTGTTCACAAAGAGCTGCATCACGCATATCTTTATCACACTTCATTGCTTGGTCTTGAGTTCCATCAGCCATCTTTGCATGATCATTAAACCACTGCAAAAATGGATAAATGTCATCAAAAATATGGGTAACAACAAGTTCTGCTGTTTGACCCATATGCAAACTGCGACGAGTCGTAGTATCTGTGGGAACAACTTTTTTGATTGTTATTCTCCACAAGTTAGGATATTCGCCTGGATTGCTAACAGGAATTTTTTGAGGATCAATCATTGGTCCTCCATCCCGAGCATATTCTGGCTTAGGTTCAATTGAGATAACGAAGGGTAATCTACGTTGAACAGCCAATGGGCACGCAAAATATGTTTCTGCGTTTAAATGTTCAGTGTTTGATGTCGCTATAACAAAGCGAGCACGCACAGGAGTCTTGCCTTTATCGGCTAAATCCGCCTGAGTTGGCACATATGGGACATTGTTCACAACTTGAAGCATTTCAACAAGAGAAGGATCACATTCTGAAGCTTTATTAGGATGCAAATATGCGATATCATCTAGTTGGATGCACCATTGACTTGTGTTGAAATTAGTCCAATATTGATCAAAAGCATTCCGAGTATACTTAAATTCATCATCAATGGGTAAACTAAAAAGTTTCCCATAATGATAGTAAAGCATCTTGGTAAATTGACTTTTCGCCACGCTTGATCCACCGTGCACCAAAACAGCAAAGGGAGCTTTACGCTCTTGCTGTGCTAGGCGCTTTGTCTTGCAATCAGCGCGAATCATGTCCAAATCAGACAATAATCGCCGAATCACTGTTGAAGCAGGATCAGCTTTTGACAAAAATTTGGCAATGCTCTTGCCTTTGTCAATATTTGCGTCCAATCTGCTTAAAAAATCAAACACAGTAAAACCATGAGGTTCAGGGTTTGCAATGTAGCGAGATTGAGAGCGAAGAGTTTCGCCCTCTTGAATCCATTTTTCATAGGTAGATTCATGGTGTAACATGGGATCCAACGATCCAGTGACCATACACTGATATCCAGTTTCAGCAAGAAACACAATAGTGTCTAGCATACAGTGGATGAAATCCGGCCCCAAATGATATTCCTTCTTAATCACAGACTCTTCAACATGAAGATATCTTTTGGTGTCAAACTTGACACCCATACGATCAAACAAAGACGTTCCAACGCAATACAAAATGAATTTATGCAATTTGGTAAAGATAGGTAATTTTTTAATTGTTTCATATTTGGACAAAATGTCTTTCAATTTGTAAAAGTTGTCAGCTGCAGTTCCATCCTGCAACGAAAAGTTCATTATTTCATTCCATTTTTCAATCAAGTGGCCAGTAACGGACTTGTTGGAGCGAAATTGGGCAAAAGCAGCAACAGCCAAGACATAATCTTCTTTGTCTTTAGCTTTGCTCAAAAGTCTCACAAAAGTGAGAATGTTCTCAATTAATTTGACAGCATAATCTGTGTCAGGGGACAACGCAGAATTAGTTCCAGTTTGCATTTGCAAATAGGAAAAATCATTGTTTTCCTTGGCAGTAAAAGACTGCAAACATTCTTCTTCCATCTTCTTCAAACAAAAGTTCGTAAAAAATGGCCCAGGGTTGGGTTCGACACCATAGCGGGTCAAATCAACCGGGGTGGGCGCACGATGCGCTTTACGTGTTTGAGGACGTTCTTCCTCGGCATACACTGCAATCTTATTATGATTGAGTGGAAATCGAATGAATCGAGAGATTCGTTCGGTAACAGATTCGGGTTTAACAACCCATGGTAACTTACATTCACTTTTCTTAATTTCTTTAACTTCTTTAATCGCACTCTTAGCGATAAGGGGTAACATAATTGGTTCGCTCTTGGCTGATACACAGCTTCGAACACCCAAGGAAGCACTACCGTATGTGCTGTTGAGTGTAAAATCGTTAATTCGTTTAGTTGTAGCCATAGTAAGGTCTTTTAAAAAGGGGGGGGTTTTGTGTCATTAACCTAAGTACACACAGGGAAATAAGACAGTTTCTTCATCTGGAGGATATTATCTTAACGTGCAAATCCACAGCACGAGATGTTTATTTAATCTCTAAGTCTAAAAGAGTACGCACTACCCTCTAATACGGGTATAGTCAATACGTAAAGTGCTCATAAAGAGCCACGGCATTAGAGCCAAAAGTACTTCGCTTTAACATAGCTTCAAGTACAAATTTATTTGATTATTCTGAGAAATTCATCTTTATAACGCATAAAACTCAGTGTGTGCTTTAATACAATAACTGCACACGTGTTATATAAACAGGGTAATTTGTTATAGGAGTTTATTCTCCAGTAGAAATAAATCTAATCAAATGAAAATCATTCAACTTGAGGTACGGCATCTGCGCCGAATTCTCAATGAATTTAATGAATGTCAAATGAAAGGGTACGGCATCTGCGCCGAATTCCTTCCTTTGAATTCACTCGATCGTCGATTTAATGTCGATAACATGCATACATTGGGGCAAGCCCAATA